ATGCGCTGCTCGTCGACGCCCAGCACGAGCATCTGCTGCACGCCGCGTGCGCGCTCGGCCTCGGTCAGCTGGCGCTTGTCGTCGGTGGCGAGCATGGCCACGAGCTCGTTGGCCTCGTCCATGCTCTCGGCCACCAGCGCGGACACCTCGCGGTCCTCCCCGTAGATGGACGACAGCGCGCGGTATCGGCGCTCGCCGTCCACGATGCGGTAGACGTTGCCGTCCGCCACGACCACGGGCGGGTTCAGCGGCTCGCCGCCGGTCGCCTCGATGCTGCGGGCCAGGGCGCCGATGTCGCCGAAGTCCTCGCGCGGGTTCTGCTCACTGGGCCTGATGTCGCCCAGGCGAACCTGCCTCTTATCAAACTGCATGCCATATCCTCCTGACTAGTAGTACATCCCGCTCGGGGCGGTCCCCTCGATGGCGCCCGCGACGGCGATGAGCGCGAGCATCACGACGGCGCACGCCACGCTTCGCACGCGCTCGGGCAGCGTGTTCCACCACTCGCCGAGCCTGCAGCCGGCATCCCAGATAAGGTCGACCATCACGCCACCCGCCTCGGACGGCGAGCGGGCACGCAGTCGGGCGAGGGCAGCGCCGGCACCGCGCCGCGCGCCATGATGGCGGCATCGATGTCCTCGCTGCGCACCACCTCGCGCGAGCTGTTGGGGTTGAGCGACGGGTAGCGAGGGATGACCCCTTGCATGACCATCGCGCGGAACGTGACGTTGTCGCAGCAGGCGTAACGCGCGCCCTTGGCTATCGACATCCACATGGCCTTCTCCTTTCATTCGTATGGGCCAATCCCTTGCCGGAGGGCCGCACCGATAGATGCAGCCGGAGGGCGCTCCCCCGCCAATGGGAGCGGTGCCGCCGCCCCGCCAAGTCGGCGGCGGACACCTTATGGGCCGGAAGTAGGGGTCCGGCCCCGTCGCGCCACGGGCCCCGCGGAATGGGGGCGGTACGGAACCCGTGGCGCGACGGGGACGGGCCCGGCCTCAGTCGAAGAGCGAGGCGAGCGCCCACGCCGCGATGAACGGCAGCGCGGCCGAGAAGCACACCCGTGCGAGGCCGTAGGCCCCCTGCGCGGTGCAGAGCCACCCCGCAGCGTCCATCACGACGGCCGAGCCCAGCAACGCCCGAGTCATTCCTCTTCCTCCAGATCCTCCATGGGCACGCCCAGCGCCCTCGCGAGCCGCTTGGCCGCCCCGTACTTCGCGTCGGCTATCCCCCGGCGCTCCCAGTTCCGCACCGTCGTCTCGGTCACGCCCGCCTTCACCGCGAGCTTGAACTGCGAGAGTCCCGCCTTCTTGCGGAGCCGTCTGATCTCATTCATTTCCATGTCCCCACGAACCCGTAAACTCCTTTGCGTTCATCCCTTTACGCGAAAGGAGGTGATTACATGTCAAAATCGAAGGTCGAAGTAAACGAGAGAAAACTGGGCCGCATCTTCACCAGCGGAATCGAGCACGTCATTGCAACCGAGGGCTACGAGGCCCGCTGCCAGGTCTGCGGCCGGAGCTTCACTCTCCGACCGGAATCGATGCGCTGCCCCCACTGCGGGACGGGCTACCGCACGCGATGACCTCGTAGTTGAGCTCGACTTCACCGAGCTCATCGAGGATCTCGATAGCGGCCTGCAGGTGCTCCGACGCCGCCCTCACCTTCTCCGCGAGTTCCAGCGCCTCGGGGCACCTGCCCCTGAGCTTCAGATCGCCGACTTTACCCATCTCTTCCCCCTTCCGGCCTAGGCGGCCTCGTCCGTGTTCCAGCCCATCAGGTCATTGGGCGGACAACCAAGCACCTGCGAGATTGCCAAGAGTTTGTCGGCTCCGGGAATGTAATCGCCGCTCTCGTACTTTGCGAAAGTGCTGACGTTCACTCCGACCTTGGAAGCGACCTCAGCCTGAGAAAGGTCAGCTCGGGCGCGTGCGGCGCGGATGTTCCCCGCCAGCTCCTTACTGAAATCCATTCGTTCCTCCTTAGAGACGTTTTTCTGTCTGTCGAACCTCATTATGAACAGTTTTCTGTTCCTGTCAATCGAATTAGCAACATTTTTTTGCGTAAAGACATTTTTTTGTTTACTATTCACTTAACGTAAAGAAAGGAGCGAGGATGAACCTTCGTCTAAGAGAGCGCCGAGAAGCCCTGGGGCTTAACCAAAAGGAGCTTGCACAAAAAGTCGGCAAGTCATTCCGAACCATTCAGTCCTGGGAGCGCGAAGAGAGCTATCCAAACGCAGAGCTCGTAGGTGCGCTCTGCGAAGTTTTCAACACCGACCCCAACGACCTCCTCGGATGGTACGAGGAGCATCCCGAGGACAGGCCGACGGCGCCGACGGGCGCGGAGGGCGAGCTGATCGCCTGCTACCGGCAGAGCACCGAGAAGAGGCGCTCGAAGATCCTGGAGACGGCACGCGACCAGGCCGAGCTGTCCCAAGCTCAGGCTGCAGCGCCTGAAATCGAGGGGCTGGAAACGGATCAAGTAAGGTCCGCGTAGGCAACGGGCACCAAAACGCCAGCTACTCCCCCATTTTCGTAACCCCACGAAAATGGGCTGATCGGCTTGACCGTGCCGAGGACTAACGGTAATTTGGACAGCGGTATTGACGCGGGGACCCCACGGGGCCCGCGTCCAAGGAAAGGCGGCTGTCCCAAGGGGCAACCGCCTTTTCATTTAGGAGCACATTTCATGGACAACGCAATTGACGAGCTCATAGCGGAATGCGGGGAAATCCTAGCAAACCCCGATTCCTACAACCTCGTGAGCGAGGCCAAGAGAATCGAGTCGGCGCTAGAGACAGTTGTACCCAAGGTCCGCGTGGGCCTGAAGATGTTCCGCGCGACGATCGGCGGGCAGTCGTCATACGGGAAGAAAGATGCCGCCGAGGACATACGGCGGCTACAGGCGAAAGCGAAGCTATACGCCGATGACAGGCGCATGAGTTATGAGATTGAAAAGATAAAGTCCTCCACGGCGAGGACAAACGTGAGCGTCGAGCAGCACGCAGACAGCAATGCGACCTCAAGCTCGAGCTCGACGTCCTCATCTTCGCTGAGGGCATCCGTCGACAACTTGATGGAGACGATCGCTGCGGACCAGGGACTCACTACGGAAGACAAAGACATGCTCGCAGCATGCCTCGCCCAGATGGAATTGGCAGTAAAGCGTGGCGACCAGGCATCGCTGGCCGACCGCATGATCAAGGGATTGGAGATAGCGAAGAAGGGCGGTGAACTGGTAGCAGGCATCCTCTCCATCGGAGGGAAGATTGCGGGCTTCCTCTAGACGCCCATGTACCCGATGAGGACCCATTGCCCGGTCTGCGGGCACCTCACGGCGCGCACGTCGTACTCGGACGCCAGGGAGTACGCGCACGGCCTGAGCGTCGCAAACGGGACGGGGCCCGCGGTGCCGTCCTTCACGCCCAGGGCGACGACTTTCACGGTGTCCCCGCGCTCCTGCGACACGAGTTCGTACCCCAAGCTCAACGGGATGCCCGTGAGCCCGTCGTAGATCATCGTGTCGGGGGAATCGTCCTCGTACGTGTATGCGCCGACGCTATAGCGAGCCATGGGTACCTCCAGGAGCGGGAATGGTGTTCATCACGATTATGACCCGCGCCGCGGCTAGGTTTTTTCGGTTTTTTCTAAAAAACCTCCAACGGGCGCACCGAAACGCCAGCTACTCCCCCATTTTCGTAACCCCACGAAAATGGGCGGGCACGTGATACAAACTTGTGGACAGGAGGCAGCATGGAGGTCGACAGCGCCATCGCATCGTCTCTCATCGGCGCGGCTGCGACTATCATCGTAGCTGTAATCGCAAGGCCATCGCAGGCAGAGAGGGGACGTACCGTGGACAGGGATATCGAGATTCTGAAGCTGCTCGATCAGATGGACCGCCCGTCACAGGACGGCGAGATGCACGCCCTCAAAGTCAAGGTGGCGCGCAGGATGGTCGCCGAGCGTACGGAGGTCAGGCCCATGTCCGACCGGGAGCAGACGCTCGCGGTCGCGGCCCGTCACCCGTTCCTGACGTTCTACGCCTTCTGGCTCCTGAGCTACCTGCTGCTCGGCGGCGAGGACATGGCATCCGCGACGCTGCTCGCATGCGCCTGCTGCGTCCTCGATATCGCCAAACACCTGCTCGGCATGCTCGACCTATGGCTGCGGCGCAAAGACCATTAGACATAAAGAAACCCCGTGCGGCAATCTTGGCGGATCCGTGTGGTCAATTTTAAAACTGTAAATACTTGATAATTTACTTGATTGATAACTATCAACTGTTTATAATTAAATTGTCGAAAGGAGGAGAGATGCCCAAGGAGCAGGAGCCCGCGCAGGTGCTCAAGCGGTTCAAGAAGGAGGGTTGGACGCTCTACACCGGCAAGGGCAGCCATGTGGTCGCGCGAAAGGACGGGGTCCAGATCAGCGTGCCCACCTCCAAGAAGGAGATACCGATAGGGACGTACCGGAAGATAGCTAAGACGGCGGGGTGGCTCTAGCCCCGCCCCCTTGGGGGTCGAAAGATATGAAGACATACGTTTACCAGGCGGTGCTCACGCCCGACGAGGACGGCGGCTACGACGTGGAGTTCCCCTCGCTGCCGGGATGCTTCACCTGCGGCGACACGATTGCCGAGGCCGCCGAGCAGGCCGTGGACGCGGCGAGCACCTACGTGGCCGCGCTCGTGAAGGACGGTCTTGCCGTGCCTGAGCCCGAGTTCATCGAGCCCGCAGACGGCGTCCTCTCCATGATGGTCGCCTTCTCCACGGACGAGGGATACATCGTGGAGGGCGAGACGGTCTCGGCGGCCGAAGCCGCGCGCAGGCTCTCCGTCTCCCCCGGCAGGATCACCCACATGCTCGACTCGGGGATTCTTACGGGCTACCGCAAGGGCCGCCGCACCTACGTGACCGTGGAGAGCATAGCGGCGCGCCTGACCGACACGCCCCGCTCGGGCAGGCCCAAGCGCCGCGCGATCGCGTAGCCGGCCTCAACGCAAACAAAAAGCCCCGCGCGGCAATCTTGGCGGATCCGCACGGGGCATATGCCCTCCGGCAAAAGGGAAAGGCAGGACCATTATATGGCAACCAGTGAGAACTCAAGGTCAAAACTCGGCTCGAAGCGCGAGGTCGCGCCCGGCAAGTGGGTGATCCGCGTGCAGGCGGGCTTCCGCGCGGACGGCCATGTGCGCCGCGTGTCGCGCACCGTGTACGGCACCGAGACCGAGGCCGATATCGCCATCGCCCAGCTCGCGCAGGAACTGGGCGTGTCCCAGGCGGCGCACGCGGGAGTGACACTCGACATGTACTACTGGGGCGTGTTCCGCGACTCCCCCAGCAACCGCGGCAAGCCGCGCTCAAAGGCAAGCCTGCGCGAGTACGATGGGCAGATGTGCAACTACATCTCCCCCGTCCTGGGGAGCATCGACATCTCCGAGATAACCCACGACATGATGCGAAGCTGTATCGAGCGCTCGGGCGCGCCGGCAAAGACCAAGACCACCCTGCGCGCCGTCATGCGCCGAGCCTTCGACGACGGCTGGGTAACGGTGGAGCCCTTCCGCCGTCGTGTGATCGCGCCCAAGGCGAAGCAGGCGCCCGTTGAGCCGTGGAGCATCCCCGAGGCCGCAGAGGCGCTGCGCAGGCTCGCCGCCAGCGACGACCGCGCGGACCTGGTCATGAACGCCTACCTCATCCTGGGCCTGAGCGGCCTGCGCAAGGAGGAGGCGCTGGCGGTGCGCCCGTGCGACCTCAAGGTCACGACGACCTACGACTTTGCCACGGGCCAGCCGACCGTCTCGGAATACATCGAGGTCTGCCGCGCGTACACGGACGAGGACGGCGTGAAGGAGACCAAGAACGCCCATTCCGTGCGCACCGTGCCGGTTTTATTGGCGGGCCGCGAGCGCCTGCACCAGATCATGGACGAGTTGCGCCCGAGCATAACCGTCGAGGGCGGCACTTCGGTTACGGAGCAGGTGCGCGAGTGGAGCGGGCAGCGCATCGTCAATATGCGCGGCGACAACCTCGTGCGCGCCTGGCGGCGCATGTGCGCACGCCATGACCTGCGGTATATCCCGCCCAAGGCCCTGCGCCACACGTCCGAGACCATCATGGCGGCGACCGAGGTCGACCCGCTGAGCATCATGGATCTGCACGGTCATACGGACCTGGGGACAGATTACCGTCATTACATAAAGCCGGGCCTCGCGGAGCGCGAGAAGGCCGCCAGGCAGGTCGGGCGCGCCCTGCAGATCGTCGAGGGCGGCGGCGCGGACGGCGGTTTTAATGTCACCGGTCGCAGCGCCGAGACGCTCTAAATTGCATTTTCTAGGTCCACTACCTGCAAAATGCATAAAACGCCCCCTGCCGCGCATAAACGGCAGGGGGCGTAAAACGCGAACGGTAACGGACGGTTATGATTCGACTCTTCGGTAAACAAAAAAGGCCAGCGCCGAAGCGCTGACCTGCGTGTTCTTTGGTGGGCCGTCAGGGGGTCGAACCCTGGACCTTGGGATTAAGAGTCCCCTGCTCTACCAACTGAGCTAACGACCCAAAGCTAAAGTCCGTTGTGGCGGACTTTAGAGGAGATATCGTGTGGTGGGCCGTCAGGGGGTCGAACCCTGGACCTTGGGATTAAGAGTCCCCTGCTCTACCAACTGAGCTAACGACCCGATATCAACACGAAGCAAGAACTGGGGTGGGTAAAGGGACTCGAACCCTCGACCTACGGGACCACAACCCGTCGCTCTAGCCAACTGAGCTACACCCACCGTGTCCTGTGCGCTTCGCGCTCGACTATTATTGCAAGGAACGCCACGCGATGCAAGCCCCAATTTTCAAGAATTTTGAAAAGAGTTTTTCGGATCCATTTCGAGCATTTCCCACCGGTTTCATAGGAGTAAACTTGCCCCACCCCGATGTTCGAAAGGACAACCATGAAAGAACTCTCCAATCGCACGGCAACGTTTACCGATTCGGTCATCCGCCGCATGACGCGCATCTCCAATAAGTACGACGCCGTCAACCTCTCGCAGGGCTTCCCCGACTTTGATCCCCCGGCGCAGCTGCTCAATAGCCTGAGCACCATCGCCAGCGACCCCAAGCCGCTCTACCATCAGTACTCCATCACTTGGGGCTCCCAGGCCATGCGCGAGGCGCTTGCCGCCAAGCAGGAGCACTTTATGGGCATGCCGATCAACCCCAATGAGAACATCGTGATCACCTGCGGCTCCACCGAGGCAATGATGGCCGCCATGATGACGGTCACAAACCCCGGCGACAAGGTCGTCATCTTCTCGCCGTTCTACGAGAACTACGGCGCCGACACGATCCTTTCGGGGGCCGAGCCCATCTACGTGCCGCTCAACCCGCCCACATTCGACTTTGACCGCGAGACACTCGAGGCGGCCTTCCGCGACAACGACCCCAAGGCCATCGTCCTGTGCAACCCTTCCAACCCCTGCGGCAAGGTCTTTACACGCGATGAGCTCACCTTTATCGCCGACCTCTGCAAAAAGTACGACACCTACTGCATCACCGACGAGGTATACGAGCACATCGTCTACGCGCCCCACGAGCACGTCTATATGGCCACGCTGCCCGGCATGTTTGAGCGCACCATCAGCTGCAGCTCGCTGTCTAAGACGTACTCCATCACCGGCTGGCGTCTGGGCTACACTATCGCCCCTGCCGAAATCACCGAGCGCATCAAGAAGGTCCACGACTTCCTCACCGTGGGCGCCGCCGCTCCCCTGCAGGAAGCCGTCGTCACCGCCCTCAAATTCGACGACAGCTATTACGATGAGGTCCTCGACCTCTATACCGCCAAACGCGACCTGTTCTGCCAGGGACTCGACAGCATCGGTCTTGAGCATAACGTGCCGCAGGGCGCCTACTACGTGATGATGGATATCTCAGAGTTTGGCTACGACAGCGACCTCGAGTTCTGCGAGGACCTGGCCTCAAAGGTGGGCGTGGGCGCCGTGCCCGGCTCGAGCTTCTTCCGCGAGCCCGTCAACCATCTGATTCGTTTCCACTTTGCCAAGCGAGACGAGACGCTTAACGCGG